TTGGCTTTACTGAGTTTCCCCCGCTTACGCGCTTTATACTATAACTCTAAGCGCTTAGTGTTTATAGTAAGGTCTCCACGATCTTTCAAGGCGTTTTATTCATAGTGCTTGTCTTTCCAAGCTGTCATGATAGTAATCTCAGTATTCGTCGCTGTACTTTCAAGCGATCCCAAGTCTCCTATTTCTGAGCGTCGTGCCATTACCGGTGCGCTATGCGCGAACTATCAAGTCATAACAGGTGAGGACTTACACCATAGAGCGTCAGTTGTCATTGTACTAATGACCGCGACCACCTTAGAGCCAGTCTGTTATGACTTGATAATTAAAACTTCACCAACGCAGTTATTGATAAATCACCATTAAGTAATTTCTGCGCTGATGAAGTTATTCTTTTATCCTGCCGCTTTTGCGAGCAGGGTTTGCATATTTGCTAATTCATTATCACTGAGGTTTTTCAAATCCACTGACGCCATCGTTATCGGTCCTCCGTCAGTTCCAGTTATCTCTTGTGTTATTTTTTCGCCGTATATTTTCGGCAGCATCTTTGACAGCATCCATTTGCGCGTATCAATTTGAAGTCGCGTGTGCGCAATCACATCACTGTTGAGAGGCATCAGAACTTGCTTCAGACGCGGTTCGCCGGTCTCACTATAGATTGGCTTACCGTAAGCGTCAAGATCCTGTATCATAACCCACTCGCACGTCTTATTTGAAAGATCAACGATCTCATCAGCGAGCAGGTGATATCCAATTGAACGGGCACGTGCGTATCTTTCGCCAATCCCTCGGGGATCTTCCTCAACCCAAGTAAGAAAGGTCGCGATCGCCGGCAAGCCGTCGCTCACCCTAACCGCCTGATTCAGACTCACACCCTTCTCAAGCTCAGCACAAATAACCGCAACACAAGCCGCTCGGTCATACTTCGGAGCAGGTCCTGGTTTCTTCTTTACGACAACCAACTCCGTACCACTTGACGCTTTTTCCCCAGCTTTCAACTTACCCATACTATACCTCCTCAAAAATCAAAAACAAAACCCCCGAGCTTTCCTCCACCTCGACCCATCCCGTCCGGCAGAAAAGTAATCGTTCGGATTTGATCGTTCGTCTCTTCGAGAGAACACCCCGAACGAACGATTACTTTTTACTCAGAAAACAATCACTTACGTAAAACCAGAAAAACATACCGAACGATTACCCCGAACGATTACCTCAAAACTATACTCCGTTAGCGTTCGCTATCATTCTGTTCGTTCTTCGGAGGAGGGCTAATTGCCCCCTCCTACGAATCAAACGAACGATCGGAGATTATGCGGGAAAGTGATCGTTCGTTCGGGTAATCGTTCGAACGATCAAACCGAACGATCAAAATGTAAAAATAAGACAATCAAAACACAGCCCCCACACAGCCCCTAATTTCTTTTCAACAGCCTTACGTAGTCTGCAAAGCAAAAAGCTGCTGCTATTTCTTCAAGTTTGAGTGCGGCTTCTTCAAGAACGTCATTTCTAAACGATTTTAATTCATCCTCACTCACACTTTTTAATTCAATGTATTCCACACCGCCTTCCCCGCTCATCTTGTGTGAGCCGGCATGGCGTTGTCGATCGGCTCAATAACACGGCAAGGATAGTTGACGCATTGCTTTATTTTGCGGCTGTTATAGTATGCCCAAGTGTGTTCACACTGCTCAGAACGGCGTAGCACCTTTTTTATAAACCATTGTTTCAGTGACATATCCAAAGTACTCCTAAGATAGTTCCTAAAAATAAAAATACGAGCGCCGCAATATCATCAATAGCCATTGTCATCATCTCTCATGTTAGACTCAACGAGCAGGAAAACGATGATAGTGATCACCGTAACCCAATAAATAAATTCACCCATTTTCTTTCTCCTTTTTAATCAAACTGAGTTGTAACTCATAGTAATTAGCTTTCGCTATATTTTGATGCTTCTTTTTGCGTAACTCTTTACGCTCTTTTTTAAGCTCAATCAACGTGTCTGTGATCGCTTTGATACGTTCGTCAACAGTAGGCGCTTTGATGTCCGTGTAAGACGGTTGGTACGCCGGAACTTCATGTATCGTATTATAAGACTCTGGTGATGCAAAAATCCATTGAGGTTCAGTTATTAACATAGTGTCATCTCCCAGCCTTTCGGCACGACGGTGTGTGTTTGTAAAAATTGACGGCATCTTTTCAAATCAAGAGAGCCTTCCGTGTTACCGTAGCGTACTGCCGTATTCTTTGCATTACGTTCAATCGCGCAGTCACGACACTCACTCTGACGATGACCGTGTCGTCTTTTGTAAAACTGCGCTGCCGGCTTCAAGTATTGACAAACACGACATATTTTATCTTCTTCCTCAAACATGCAGTCTCTCCGGTGTTTGTCTAAGTTTTAATTTCGCGCTCATATAAGCTATGCGAGCTTCACGAGCATCGTCAAAACGACCGAGGTTAACCCGTTTACCGCGTACTATGATCCTCGGTATATAACCGGTAGAGCCAAAGACATTTTCAGTAGCTCCTAGGTCGCTGCGTATTTGAACGAGGTGAGCGTGTCTTGACTTTGACATCAACTCAAGGTTGTTAAATCGGCGGTCTTCTTTGTCTCCGTTTTTAAAGTACACTATTTCATTATGAGGATAGTGTCCGGTCACGTAGCACCAGATCACATTATTAACAGAGTAAGAGCGACAGCATATTGAAATATGATATCCGACCGTTTTAGTTCTACCGCTCAATTTTTTAGTTACAGTTAAAGGTCTAGGAGAAGTTCCGTTCTGAGTACCGTTACCTTTAATACGAGTTAACTTACCCGTAAAGGCGTCATAATGAATCCAAGTTCTAAAGAAAGCTCTCAAGTCTTCAGCTTTACGCGGCTCTTTATCATCAATTAAATCTAACATGTTTTATTCTCATTTCATAACGTAAAAAACTTGACCGTCAGCATGACGAGTCACTTTACCTTTAAGATGCGGACGTGTGCCCCGATTCCAACTGTCACATCCTTTTGAAAGGCGTGTCGTAGGATTAGCTATCAACGTCTTTGACAGCGACGCGTAGTAAGGTGTCAATGCCGCCGGAGGAGACCGGCGTTTAACACCGGTAACCGCACAAATTGATCTTGACTGTTTCACTGCTCGAGTCAAAGTACATTCCCCTACGATCATCGTACCTTCAAGAGAAGCACCGCGTGCTTCCGCATAAAGTATTTTTGAAAGACATCCGGCTTCATCAGCATGAGCAGGAAATGACAGCGCTGTGAGTAATATTAAACGTTTCATTCTACTTCCTCTATTAAATCACCTGACGTAGCTTCATTTTCATCTTGCCCGCCGGAATACGTATAACACTGGTTATTGTCCCCAATGTACGGATAACGAGGTAAACCGCGTATCTTTTCAAGTATCGTAACCACTTCCCCACTGCGAGATTTGTACTTACCGCCTAACTCAAGTTTTATTATTTTCATCTCTCAATCCTTTTAAATAATCAGTTGCTTCTGCATATAATTTATTACCTTCTGGTGATGATACCGACCATCCCATTGCCAAACCATATAAAACTCTTTCAAGTAGTGTAGCTAACTCATTACGTTCAGCCGTTAATTTTGAGATTTCATCCCAATAACCTTTGTTTTCGTGGCTCATAACTCACCCGTATTTTTTAGGACGTCCGCGAGGGGACAAATAAACATTAACTAATGACATCGCTTTTTCTAAATCTTCAAGCGCCCAAAGCCAAGATGTCTTACCTTGAGTAGTAACGCCTACCGGAGACGCATTAAGCGCAATCAATTTGCGTCTGAGCGTGGCTTGAGACATGTCGGTTATTTCTAAAAACTGTTTTATCGTCATTGATTTCATGCTCTGTCTCCAATGTGGCGGTAACGTCTACCATCAGCAAGAAATCTAATCTCAACATCACAACTACTCCAACAGTCATAATCTTTATCAAATGTGATTTCAAACTCAACCCAAGGGTCAATCCTGCGAGCAGCAACTTCAGCATATTTCATAATAATTTCTGCATGAGGATGAGCGCGTAACGGACGTTTATAAATTTTAATGAAGAACGGTTCTTCGTAATAATCTCCGGTGTCCGGTCTCAACCAGTCTACTTTTAGCTGAACTTCAATCACTTCTTCCGGTATGTCATCCCAGTTGGGTTCAAATTGCACACTTGTTTGTTTTTCGTTCCATTCATTTAAATATTTTTGAAAATTTTCGTTACCGTCCCACCATTTATCATGTACTAATGTTAGTTCTTCAATCTGTTCGTTTGTTAATAAGCTCATTGTACTGCTCCGCTGATGACGTCAAAGAAACGAGTTCTTTCTTCTAAACTCAATCTTGAAAGTGCTTTATAAAGCGTTCTAGTCGCTCCTCTGTGTTGACTGACTAACCGGCGGCAATGCGCGTTAAATCGTTTTTGATTGAGTTCGTTGACTAAGCCCAGCGTAAACACCTCACTGCAAAATCTGTCTCTCAAAAATGGTGACATGCCGATAAATATTTGTTTTATGTTCATAGGATTCTCCTTCAGACTCCGTACTTACTTTGTTGAAATGATTGTACTACTTCTTCGTTTACCCGTAGGTAATGATTTGCACGACCTATCGGTTTTTCTAACTCGATTCGCTCAAGTGAGCCGTCCTCGAGTAAACTGTTGATCGCACGTTCTTTACGATCTTGACTAGCTTTGACGCCACCCTTCGCGACCGGCAGTCTTTCATAATGCGTACGGCTCATGCGAGGTTCACGACGTACGAGGTCGATCAAATCTTCACAAACATTGAGCCATGTCTCTTGTTCTCTTTGTTCTTTGCGATCATCTTTTAACTGCAGCCTTTCCCCTGATCTCAAAGGACGGGCGACAGAGTGACTGAACCAAACTTCTTTATCATAACCTAGGACGTCTTTATGTTTTTCTTGATTGCTAACTAAGTCGAAAGCTAACTCAGGAAACGCAGTAGGAAATCTGACCTTCACTGCTTTGAGCACACGAGGCGCTTCTTCGTAGTCTCCGTCTTTGAATACTGTGTAAACACCTTGAGCATCACCAGTCCAAGCCGAAGCACCTCGAGGAGATAAATAATCAGACTCAGTCATACCTGATATTTTTGAAGTGTGACTTACTATTATGATAGGGAAGTTAGCGAACGCCTGCTTGACGTATGCCATAGCTTTACCTACTTCAGCGTTATCGTTCTCATTTTCCAAATCAAATACCGCGTTTGCTGTATCAAACACCACAAGCGGAAGAGCGATATACATCTCACCATTTTTCTTTTCATTTTCAACCGTCCAATTTTTATATTCTTCAGATACTTTTACTACAAACTCAGGATTTAATCTCTGAGCAGATATAACGCGAACACGTTCGTCAAAGTCTTCAGGATCCATACCGGTGTAACCCCATTTATAAAGGGAGTATATAACCCGTTGAACCTGAACTACAGACTCAGTTATAATGATCACGTTACGACGCACAGAAGGCTTCAGAGCGTAATCATAAGGACAAAGATGCGCAGTTGCGAGTGCCATGGGTACAATCAAAGTCGTTTTACCGACCCCAGGAGCACCCGCAATAACGTTAACGCCGGTAGACATAAAATCATCGTAAAGATACTCAAACACGGTGACGTCATGAACGCCGACCGGCGCTGCCAGTTTAAGACTAAACGGATGCAGCTTCGGCACGTCTACTTCTATTTTGTCAGTAGTCGAGTTACCTGCCCAACCACTGTCAATAGCCATACGAAAAATAGATCGGTAGGTTATTGAGTGAGGTGTGTCAATGTCACGTTCCCACTTCTTACGTTGAGCAGCCGCGTCAAATTTATCACTACCGCTTGCCCACTCAGTCCATATTTTATAGCCGTTTTCTCCATACGGTTTGAGCACCATACCAACATTGACCCAAGTCGTATAATCATCAGCATCAACGTACTTCAACGCAGATCGTAAATCATCAAAGGTTTGAGCAGTAGCGACGGGAACGCCGGAACGCTCAGTAAGGCTATAACTGACCGGCGCACGAGCTTTACTCGCAATCAACTGAGGTAACGGAGAAGGTTTTGCCGGCTTTGATTGACTCAAAGGTGATCTACCCGCTGCCCATTTATAATCACCGGAAGGTCCGAGTGTCGGCATGACGCATATGTAACCGTTATGCTTTAAGTCAAGACCCGCGCCGAGCATTCCTGGGTAGGACATATTTTGATCAGCTGTGAATAACCGGTGCTCTCCTCCTCCCTGAGTTATCGCAGTGCAATCTGAGTGCATTACCCCGTGTTCTGCTTCTAATATCTCTAATGAGTCGTAACCGCCGTTTTTCGGGTCAATGTCAAGAGCCAGTAAGCCAGAGTCAGCAAGACTAATACCAATACCGGCGTCAGGATCAACAGCCCACCAGTCTCTGATTGTCTGTTCATCTATAGTAGCGTCCTGATGTCCGTGAGGTGCTAAGTCAGTGTGAGGGTGTTTACCGACCTTGTGTCCTTTTTCTAAATTAGATTTACCGCATCTACACTGCCCGTTGATGTCAACAGACCAAACCGGTAACACGTGCCAGTTCAATTTAGAATAAGCTAACGCATAGTCTAGATTAGTAGGTGCGTTAGACTCTACTGCCCAGACATGCTTAGGCGTTTTAGTTATCATTTAATTCTCCGAAATATTCCTCGACTACGTTCCAATATTTTCCGGATTTACGTAAAGAAACTTGAACAGGTTGTCGAGCATTTTTAAGCTGCCAAGATAAAGACTTAGCAAGAGCCGGTAAGTTTACCGCGAGCGATCGCCTTTTGAAAAACTCGATGTCTGATTGTTTTGGGTTTTCAGTGTTTATAAATGTAGAACCGTCAATACGAGCACCTTCCGGTGTAACGCACGCGTATTGAACAAGGACGACGGGTTGAGTAGGATTTTTACGGGTCGGAAGCGCAACGCAATTAACATTACTCACCTTTGCTAATATGATTGAATTGTCGGTTGCCTCAAGCCCAGTCATCGGATCGATCGGTTTGATCGTACGTACACCAGGATAAAACACCCTCTCTTTCTTTACGTAAGGTTTTGTCGGCACTGCCGGTAACTCTACCGGAAACTCTTCATCAAGCGCTTGACGGTAGTATGTTTCATACATGTCAACGCCTCCGAGCCGCTGTAAGTTACCGACGTAGTCAAGTACGAGGCAATTCTTTTTATCAGGATGCAGTCTTGTTCCTCTACCTTGTATTTGAACCCAAAGGGAAGAAGACAGCGTAGGTCTGAGTACAACGAGGCAGTCTAGAGCAGGAAAATCGAAACCTGTGGTTATCATATCAACAGAACAAAGAACCCGCGTTTTACCGCTCTCAAATTTACCGAGTACATAATCTCTCATCACAGTGTTGATATTACCTGCTATAAAATCAGTTTCCCATCCGGTGATTTTATTTATAATTTGAGAAGTTTTCATAGCTGAGGCAATAGTCGGGCAGTACACAGCGATGTGTTTACGTTGACTTGCGAGTTCTAATATAGAATGAGCAACCAACTCAAGCCAGTCATCAATTTGCAGCTCTTCTACTTCTGATTGAATGAAGTCGTTGTTGACATTGACGTCGTCTATATTTAATTGATGAGCGGTTTCAACGCCGATCAACGGACAGAGCCATCCGTCATTAACAGCTTCAGGTACAGTGTATTTGAAAACTAAATCGTTAAACCAAAAATGATCACCTTCTCCGTAAATAATACCGTTGTCCATTCTCCAAGGCGTAGCAGTAAACGCTGCTCGACGCGCCTTCGGATATCTATTTAAAATAGAAGCGTAAAGCGTAGCGCCACCTTCATTATGAGGTACACGATGTGCTTCATCAATAAAAATAAAATCAGGATCAGGTATCTCATCAAGCACGCCGATCATACTTTGAATAGTAGCGTAAGTTACTACTGAACGTGTTTCTTTTTTATCAAGTCCCGCGCAAACTATTCCTGCAGAGTGACCAGTGAATACTTGAAAAGTTTTTGCGTTTTGTTTAACTAACTGTTGAATATGAGTGAGCACCCACACCCGTTTGTTTTGCATTTTAAAGTGTTCAGCCATAGCCGCGATGATCAAAGATTTACCCGTTCCGGTAGCTAATTGAAGAACAGGGTTTCCTTCGTCAGCTAATGATACTAGGGCAGCAGAGCATGCTTTTTGTTGATAAGGTCTTAATTTCATTTTATATTTCTCTCGTAGTTATGGGTTATGGAAGAAAACTATAGTTCACTTCTTTCAAGAAAGCAACCCCTTGAATAAAAAATATTTTTCGGCGCTTTCGGCGGTTGCCGCCGATGAGAAAAAATATTTTTAAAAATTTTCAAACCGTGGAAAGCCTAAGAAATATACGTTTGTTTCAAACGGTTAAAAATATTTTTATTAATTTAAAAAATAACGGTTGCCTTGCTGAAAAAAGTACGTATAATTCTTTTCAAGCCGAAAGGTGTGTGCAACAATATAACTAATAACTGAGGTGTAAAATGAAACGTGTATCAAAACAAAATTGGTTCGAAACACTCAACCAATCTCTCGAATCTGAAAATCTTACCGACTCTTGGCCACTTGGCTTGAACCTTTCTTACGGTGAAACTGTACGCATCGTTGCGGACGGTCGCCTCATCTCAGTTACCCGTGAAAACGACGGTCGTTACGAACGTCCTGTCCATTATAAAGTGTAGGAGAATTGACATGAAAGCGAACAGAACTAAATGGGTTGAAAAAATTCATGACCACGCTATGGCTCGGTATGAGAAAGGATGGGACTGGATCATAGAATGCTATCCTCAAGAAGATGTATTAGAGTTGTTAGATGAAACGATAACAACTTATGATCAAGCTATTAAAGAACTCGGAGCATACGTGAAACTTCATAAAGAACAAGAAGAAAACTGCGCATGGGGAGAATGGTAATGAAAAAATTAACAGAATTGCAATACGAGATGCTTTGCAAAATTATTGAAGATGACTTTACGCCTTCTAACGGTAACACCGTTGAAGCACTTGAAGAAGGTTCAGACGGTTGCTTCACATACGTCAATCAAATTATTGAAGACGCTAGAGATTGCGGAACAGCCACTTCATTAATGAATGCAGGTTTAATTGAGCGACACAATAGTGGAACACGTGAAGATTGCGTATGGTTAACAGAAGAAGCAGTTGAAATTATGAAAGTTCGTTATGTTCATAACGAAAGATTTTTAAATAATTAATATTTTCAGCGCGGTGTAACAGCCGCGCATTTTAGGAGAACGAAATGAACGAATTGAGCTTTGCTAGTATGACTACCCCGCAGCTGATCGCATTTTACAATCGTAATAATGAGACACCTATTAAAAGGTTTAGTGATCGTAAAACAGCCGAACGCCGCTGCATAGAAACTTTTAAAAATTTGATGTCAAAACAACCTTCTACTCAGTCAGTAGAAAAACCTAATAATGATTCTATCAGACCTGCTATGAAGGAGTCATTAAAGTTAGATCGCACTATCATTTGTCTTAACACTAAGGATACTTGGAAAAATGCATACCGTATGTGGTGTGAACACAAAGACTGGATGACCAGTGCGCAGCAGGATCGTTTGACAGCTCAACTCTACGCCGCTGCAAAAGAAGGTGAGCAAGCTGTTATTGAAATAAATGATCGTAAATTTATGTTAGTTAATGTTTAGGAGATAAAGATGAGCCTTGATCTGTTGAAAAATAAAGTGGTTATGACGAGTTCAGAATACTTAGCTTTTGCTATTGGTTTTGTTTTAGGCGCTGTGCTTGTCGGTTTTTGGGTTAATTACTCACACGCTAATTATAAAGAAGTAGTGAAAACCAACATCGGTGAGTTCATTATCAGTGGAGGTAAAATTTTCACTGTGTATGAAATGGAGAGAAGTGCGAAGGGTGATTTGCAAGTAGGTGTAAAATGAAAGAAATACTTGAGTGGTTGATTAATCTTTGGGAAGGTGTGAGAATAGTTGCTTTATTCTTGATGTTTTTCTGGTTTGTTGGGTTGCTGGCTAGACTGGCTTGGGGAGTTGTTATGATTGGTTGGGGAATGGTATGAGCGGTTCAATTTTTGATGTTCATTCGCTTGATAGAACTAAAATACGGTGGGAAGAACATTTAGCTGATTATACGCCGTGGGAAAATCACAACGGTGTTTGGTTTAAACGTGAAGATTACTTTGCACCGCTCGGTTACGGCGGTCCGAACGGTAGTAAAATGCGGCAGTTGATCTGGTACGTTAATAGATTTAAAACTGGTAAAAATCACATCGTGACCGGAGCAAGCATACAGTCTCCTCAGCTGAGTATGAGTGCGATTGTAGGTTCACATTATGATTTACCTGCTCGTCAAATCGTTTACAGTAAACCGGACACCGTGTTGAGACACGATAACCCGCGTATAGCGCACGGCTTTGGAGCTGAGTTTGAATACGCTTCTGGTCCGTACAACCCAATCTTGCAGCGTAAAGTTGCTGATTTAACTAAGGACAGTTCACTAGTCGTTGAGTATGGCATAACCGTTCCGCATGACCGCTACCCAGAAGAAGATGTACGTAAATTTCATGAAGTAGGCGCTCATCAGATTTCTAATATACCGGATGAAGTGACGAAGTTGATTGTACCTGCAGGATCTTGTAACTCACTCACCAGTATCATGATAGGATTGATCAGAGACCCTAAAAACGTTCAAGAGTTATTTACAGTCGGTATCGGTCCTGATAAGCGTGACTGGATGAGAGAGCGGTTGAACTACATTGGTGTTGACTTAAACAAGCTGCCGTTCAAATGGGATCATCACAGTCTTCATGACACCGGTTACAGTAAGTATAGCGATCATTTTAACGGTGAATCATTTGACGGTATCAATTTTCATCCGACGTATGAAGCAAAAATGTGGCGCTGGCTTAAAGGTACTAATCAGATAACTGACAACGGTAACTTAGGTTTTTGGATTGTCGGTTCTGCTCCTCAAATGAAAGTTATTGAACCTTTTTACACGAGAAAATAATTATGAAAATGACAGTTAAAAAAGAAGTTGAAATACCTAAAAGCGCTACGCATTACAGAAGAGACCCGCTGGACGTTGATGACGTTAGTTGGTTCAAAACGATTGAAGTTGCGGAAGTTCCTATTTGGTTCTTTTTAGGAGATCACGGTGTTTGGTTTATGTCAGGAGAAAACACTCCTGAAGGTTTAATTGAAATAGGAGAATGTGATGGATGATTTCAGACTACCTGAAAATCGTATGATGTATTTTGACAAGCTCTATAAAATGAATTTAGACAATGATGTCATGCCTGGACTCGTTTATCTGTACATGCCTGAGTTGGCGCGTATATTTAAATGGGACAATGAACAAAAACTCTGGTTTGCTTTTTTGAACGGTATGACACAAAATCCTATAACTTCATTACGGCTTTGGGGAATGCTTCCTAATGTTCCTCCTGCGGGATCTCGTTTGATGAGCTTTGAAAAGTTCTTTAATGAGAACTGGGATGACCTTCAATTTGACACTGATCGCCGGTATCAAAAGAAAGACACTTTGCCTGCTATAAAGTCTTATGCGAAGCTCGTTGAAGAACATGGTACTCAAGAGAAAATGCTGACCGGTAAATCGTATGCAGAACTTTGGAAACTTGTTAGTACTGGTTATAAGAGCTTCGGAAGGCTTTCTTCTTTCAGCTATTTAGAGTATGTGTATTTAAACGGTTTCGGTACTGACTGTGATGACCTGTTATTTGAAGATAAATCTGGCAGTAAGTCACACCGTAATGGTATGTTACTGCTCACCGGTCAAGATCATTTAGTCTGGGACAAACGCCAACCTAATAGTCATGACGGTAATTATGAAAATTTCAATAAGATGTGCAGTTGGTTAGCATCTGAAGCCGATGACTTTATAAATGATTTTAGCGAAGCTAATCCTACTGTTAAAAATGTCGGTAGGTTTACTTTAGAGTCTAATCTCTGCACGTTTAAAAATCATTTTTACGGTAGAAGATATCCAGGAGTGTACGCCGACATGGCTCAGGATCGTATTGAATGGTATGACTCACGTAGTTTGAGTTCTTGTACTTCTATTTTCAAAAAGATAAGAGAAGACCATTTACCGGAATGGTTACGCTCAGAATGCAGTAAAGATAAATTAAAGTTAAATCAGAAAGCTGCGTTTTTCACGAAGACCGGCGTTCCTTACAGAGCGGAGTATTTTATATGAAGCAAATTATATTGCGAGTTGCTGGCACTTTTGGTTCCGGTAAAACGACATCAGTGCGTCAGTTTATAAACACGTATCCGAGTGAAGTGTTAAAAACAAATAACAAAATAGCCGGTTACCGATTAGATTTATCAGAAGCCGGTATATTTGTTCCGCTTTACGTTATCGGTAAATACGACAATGTTTGCGGCGGTACTGACTCTATAAACACGCAAGCAGAAATAGCAGATAGAATAATGAGAGCGCATCAG